GTCGACTGCGGTGAAGGTGATTACGTTCCGGGGAATCCATGACCCCCGCCACCCTCACACCCAAGCAGCGCGAGGCGAACCGCCTGCTCGCCGGCCCCGCGCGCAACATCATGCTCCGCGGCGGATCGCGATCGGGCAAGACGTTCCTGCTTGTACGCGCGATCATCCAGCGCGCGATCAACGCCCCCGGATCACGCCATGTGATCTTCCGCTTCCGGTTCAACCACGCCAAGACCAGCATATGGGCGGACACCATGCCCAAGGTGCTGAAACTGTGCTTCCCGACGCTGCGCCACCGGTTCGACAAGACCGATTTCTATCTGGAATTACCGAACGGCTCGCAGGTGTGGATTGCCGGGCTTGATGACAAAGAGCGGGTGGAGAAGATCCTGGGCGCGGAATACTGCACTCTGTATTTCAACGAGAGCAGCCAGATACCTTGGGGATCGATTGAGACTGCCATGTCGCGGCTCGCGCAGAAGGTCGAGCTAGCGCCTGAGATCGCCGCGGCAACTGGAAAGACGCACATCAGCCTCAAAGCCTATTTCGACTGCAACCCGCCTTCGAAGCTGCACTGGTCGTTCCAGTTGTTCCGGTCGAAGGTGAAGCCTGGCACCAAGGAAGCACTGCCCCAGCCCGACGATTACGTCGAGATGAAGGTGAATCCGGCCGACAATGTTGAGAACCTGCCCGCCGAGTATTTCGACGTTCTCGCCAGCATGTCGTCGGCCAAGCGGCTGCGGTTCGAGGCGGGCGAGTGGGCGAGCGAGGTCAACGGCGCGCTGTGGTCGCTCGATGATCGCATGACGGACCCGGTGACCGAGGACGATGGCACGATCATTCCCGGGTACAAGATTCGCGGCATCGAAAGCGACCGGGTAGCCGATCGGCCTGCCATGCAGCGCGTCGTCGTTGCGGTCGATCCATCCGGCACGAAAGGCGACGGGGGCGGGGACGACATCGGCATTGTAGTCGCTGGGCTGGGCGTTGATGGGCGCGGCTATGTGCTTGAGGATGCAACCTGCCAGATGTCGCCTGAGGGCTGGGGCCGCCGCGCTGTTGACCTGTTTCACCGCTACGACGCTGACCGCATCGTCGGAGAAAAAAACTTTGGCGGCGACATGGTGCGCGCCATCGTACAAACTACCGACAAGACGGCCTCGTTCAAGGAGGTCAACGCCACCCGCGGAAAGGTCGTCCGCGCTGAGCCGATCGCGGCTCTTTATGAGCAGGGCAAGGTCAGCCACGTGGGCACACATCCTGATCTCGAGGACCAGATGTGCAACTTCACCGCATCGGGCTACGTCGGTGATGGTTCGCCCGATCGCGCTGACGCATTAGTGTGGGCCTTGACTGAGCTTATGCTAGGCAAGTCGCGCCATTCCACCGCCTCCCTCCTTTCCTGAGGGTTATAAACCGCACCAGCCCCGCGTCCTACCCTTCCCGGCATGGCGTGGATCACCGATAGTCTAAGGGGCGCGATCGATCTGGCGTCGCGGCTCAATCCGTTCAACCGTGGCGACGTCGCCGCGACCGGCATGGCCGGTATCTTCACCCATCAGCTCGCAGTCGCCGCCTACATGTCGTCTGGCATGATGCGCAAAGTGATCGCGATCCCTGCCGACGACCGCGTGCGCGAATGGCGCGACTGGCAGGCTGATGCCGACACCATCACCGCGATCGAAGCGGAGGAGCGCCGGCTAAACCTGATCGGCAAGGTGCAGGAAGCCGAAACTCTGCGTGGCATCGGCGGCGGCGCGATCATCCTCATCACCGCTGGTAACCATGCCGAGGAACTGCGCCCCGAGCAGATCGCTAAGGGCGGGATCATCGCGACCAACGTCGTGTCCCGCTGGCAGATCACGGGCAAGGATTGGGATAAAGACCTGGCCAGCCCACGTTTCGGCCAGCCGGGAATGTGGGAGATGAACGGCGGCGAGAAAAACGCCCAGCGCATCCACCCGAGCCGGGTTATCTGCTTCCGTGGCGCTCGTCTGCCCGCTGGTCACGCCGTGAGCGAGGAAGAGGCGTTCTGGGGCGATTCCCGGCTGCTGCGCGTCTATAGCGAGGTCACGCGCTCCGATAACGCGCAAGACTGGTTTGCGGCGCTCGTCCAGAAGGCCAAGCTTCTCCGCATCGGCATCCCCGACCTGCTCGACATGCTTTCGTCGGACGAGGGGCAGCAGCAGCTAAATCAGCGCGTCGCATTGATCGCGCAGGGCGAGAGTTCGCTCAACGCCACGGTCTATCGCAGCGGCACCAGCAATGACGACCCCGGCGAGAAGATCGACGACTATCAGGTCAACTGGGCCGGCATCCCCGCGATGATGGACGCGTTCGATCAGCGGGTTGCTGCGGTCGCGGACATTCCCTTCACGCGCCTTATGGGTCGCTCGCCAGCCGGCATGAACGCGACGGGCGCCTATGATGACCTCAACTGGAATAAGACGGTCACGACTGGGCAGAAGCTCGAAACGCGGCCATGCCTGGAGCAGCTAGACCCGTTCCTGCTGCGCTCGGCAGGCGTCGACCCCGCCAAGGTGACATGGGCCTTCGCGCCGCTGTCCGTGCCGAGCGAGAAAGAGCAGACCGACACGTTCAAGACGCTGATGGAAGCCGTCGAGAAGGTGCAGGCCACGGGCGCTGTCCCTGATCAGGCTTTCGCGGAGAGCCTGCAAAACCTGCTGATCGAGCGCGAGGTTATGCCGGGCCTAGAGCAGGCGTTGGCCAAGATACCGGTTTCGGAGAGGTTCGGCCTGGCGCCGGATGATGACGGAGGCGACGATGATCCATCGGCCCTGCAAGCTGAAAGCGAGGTGATCCAGCAATCTCCCACGGCGCGGGCGCCTAGTGGAAGTCGGGCGCCCGCTCGTGCGGCTAATGATAAGAAAGGCAGCGAAGGATGAGTGGATGCACGATCCTCGCCATCGCGATCATAATCGCTGCGCTTATCTTAGCTGACAGCGGCACTCCGCGTGCGCGCAACGGCTATAGCGTCCACCAGCCCAAAGCACCCCCACCGCCACCGCTTGGAAGCCCGCCCCCGCCCATAAAGAAGGGGTGACATGCCCCGCTTCTCGCTCGCCAACCTCGCCCGCCGCCAGCGCAATATCCGGCGCTCTAGCATCACGCTCCGCGACATCGTGCCGCCTGCTACCCTCGCGACGGATCTATACCGTGCCTGCTATCTGCCGGTCATCACCGCGTGGACGAACGCCCTGCCGCGCATCGATGCGACCTATGCCCGCTCCCTGTCCGAACTGGTGCAGGACAGCCCCGCCGACATGCGCGCGGAGATCGACGGGGTGGGCGACGCGATCAATCGGCTGCTGCTGGTGCTGACGCCTGAGGTTCGATCGTGGGCATTGTCGGTCGAGAGGTTCGTGCGCTCACGCTTTCGAGGCGCCATATTGAGCGCGGTCGGGGTCGATCTTGCGACCCTCATGGGACCAGAAGACGCCCGCGAGACGCTGGAGACGGTGATAGAGCGCAATGTTGCTTTGATCCGCGATGTCTCGGCGCAAGCGCAGGGGCGCATATCAGACGCCGTGTTTAGGGGCTTGTCGGAGCGCAAGCCGGCGCGTGAAGTGGCGAAGGATATCCGCAGTGCCGTGGATATGGGGCGTGACCGGTCTATTCGAATTGCCAGCCATCAGTTGAGCAGCCTGTCTAGCGATCTGGCGCGCGAGCGGCGGCGGGATGCGGGGCTAGAGATTTTCGCGTGGCATCATTCGAGGAAGCGCTTTCCAAGGCAGGAACACGCTGAGCGCGATGGCGATCTGTATAGCGAGAATGCCGCGCTGGTCGGTAAGAAGGTTGGCGGCAAGACCGTGAAGGCTGCCCCGCCTGCCGGAGATAGGGCTGGCATCAAGCCCGCATGCGGTTGCAGGGAACGCGGCGTTTTAGTGTTCGCTTTTGATGGCGAGGACTAGGCGAGACTCGCCAAAAATGCTAAGGAAGGCGGGCTGAAACGGGTGGTCTAGACCCGCTCCAGCCCTAAGCAAAAGGTCATTGGAGGACCATCATGCCTAAAGCCGGAATATCGCGTGTTGCGCCAATCGGAAAGCGGTTTGGTCGCGTAATAGTCTTATCTCTATCGCGAGCAGCGGGGCGATCCTCTGTAGTCGATTGCCGGTGCGATTGCGGCGACGAGAGGGCATATTTCATTACGAATTTGCGTAACCAAGTGGAACCCATGTGCCCACTCTGTCGCGAGAAATCGCGGCCTGCCAAGGGGAAGTCAGGGAAGCATCCGCTTTTCAATATCTGGAAGGCAATGATCCAGCGTTGCGAGAACCCTAACCACACTTGGTACGAGCGATACGGCGGACGAGGTGTCCGGGTCTGCGAGCGTTGGAGGAGCAATTTCGAGGCTTTCGCGGCCGACGTTGGCGACCGTCCATCCCTTACACACACACTCGATCGCATAGACGGCGACGGCGATTATGAGCTGAGCAATGTAAGGTGGGCCACCCCGACGATCCAGCAACGCAATCGCTGCGACACGTTGCGGATTGAATGGGAAGGGCGCACGATGTCAGGAAAAGAGGCGGCGGACATTGCTGGGCTGGGGCTTGCTACCTTCTACTACAGACTTAATGCGGGATGGCCTATGGTCCGCATCATGACAACGCCATCTACCATGACCGCTAACAAGGGC